CATTGCTTCGCTCGCCGCATTGATGGGTGCCTCGGTAGACGGAAATTAGGCTGCACTACTACGAGACAGGCAGAGCGGCACCCGCAAGGGGTATGCCGCATCCGTAAGGCGTCAGAGCCGCCAACGGCTGCGCAACAGCGGATAATAGGAGCAGAGGCAAATCGTATCGCAGTTCTAAACGCGGCAACGCCGCGCGCAGGAAGTAGCATCGGCAAGCATTGCAGCTCTTCGAGCTGCTCGCTTGCAATGTGAAAACCTTTCTCTTGGGGGATTTAAAGGGGGATAGGCAACCTGTAAAATATATCGCAAGAAGAACCTAAACGGTTCGACTTGCGATATTTTTTTATGCTCAAACGGGCGGAAGGAGTGAGAAGGTTGAGCACTGAATTGAAATACAAGGTCATGGATGACGAGGTGCGCATGGAGATCGCAAGGCTGTACAAAGATGGCTGGAAGGTGGGCGACATCGCGGATGCGGTGGGACTGCACGAGACTTCCGTATACCGCGAGCTGAACCGGGGCATGACCGACAAGCTGGATGCGAACGGCAGATTCGAGTACGACATCGACAAGGCACGGCTGGACGCTGCCCGCGCGAGAGCGAACAAGGGAAAGTTCAAAGGCGTAGGCGTGGACGGGCGCTGCAAGAGACACGCCGCAGAAACCTGAAGGAGGCAGAAAGATGTACACAGGAAGAAGCTGCTGGCTGTGCGGCAGGAACGGGACGGCGGAGCCGCTGGACAAGCACCACATCTTCGGCGGCGCATACCGCAAGAAGAGCGAGAAGTACGGTCTGACAGTTTACCTGTGCCACGGAAGCTGCCACATCTTCGGGGAGAAAGCGGTGCACAGCTGCCGGGAGACCATGGACGAGCTGCACCGATACGGCCAGAAGATGGCCATGGAGCGGATGGGCTGGACGAAGGAGGACTTCATGCGGGAGTTCGGCAGGAACTATCTGGATGAGGAAGACCTGCAGCCCACGGAAGAGAAGCCGACCGGAACATTTCAGATTCTGGACGAGAAATTGTGCGTGAACTGGTGAAGGAGGAAAAGCGCATGGAGAGATATGCGATCATCATCAGGCCGAACGAGGAAATGGCACTGCTGCACTGCTACCCCGGCGACAGCTTAGACCTGAAGACGCTGCAGGAGATCGTAGAAGGCTATATTGAAACGGTGCCCACGGCGCTGGCGGGCGAATGGAGCCATGAGCAGGGTGTGGGGCTGACGCTCATCATCAACGAGGAGGGCAAGCTGCTGGGGATGCCGGTGAACCGGCTGGCCACAGACATGGCGTACCTCTTCAACGACGTCATCGTAGGCAACGCCATCCTGATAGGCACGACGGACGAGGACTTCATCGGGCTGACGAAGGAAGCGGCGGAGAACATCGTGGAAAAGTGGGGATAAAGGGATGCGGAGTGATCGAAACGAGATTTATTATACCGCCTGCTGGCGAGAGCTTCAGAGCTTTCTGGCGGAGGTTGTCCGCGACGACACGGGCGAATATCCGCAGGCGGCTGATTTTTTGAAGCTGATGAAATCCATCGAGAGAAAGGTTGAGAGCGATGCTGAATGACACGGCCATCATGGGGCGGCTGACCGCTGACCCGGAGCTGCGGCGGACAAACACCGGCACGCCGGTGTGCAGCTTCACGCTGGCGGTGGAGCGAGACGGCAAGCCGGGGGAAGACGGCAAGCGTGCCACGGACTTTATCGACTGTGTGGCATGGCGAGGCACGGCAGAGTTCCTGTGCAAGTTCTTCGGCAAGGGGCGGATGGTGGTGGCCACAGGCCGCCTGCAGACACGCACATGGAAGGACAAACACGACCAGACCCGCAAGGAGACGGAGCTGAACGCCACCAACCTGTACTTCGGCGACACGAAGAAGCTGGAGCAGGTGGCGGACATCTACCAGCAGGGCGGGAACGCCTACGACGAGATCACGGAAGACGACGGCGAGCTGCCGCTTTAGACGGAGGGAAAAACATGGAGACGAGATACCGCACGGTACATAGGCGCAAGCGCCGGACACTGAAGAGCGTGTGGGGTGCGCTGGCGGGACTGAGCTTCCTGCTGATGCTGGGCATCGGCGGAGGCGTGGAGCAGGACAGCATCGCGCTGGGCACGGGCTTCCTGATGATGGCTGCATCCATGTGCGCGGCGGCGCTGTTCGCGTGGCTGGCGGGGTGGATGGAATGAGAAAGAGAGCACTTGCGGCAGCGGCGGCGATGATGATGCTGGCGGCGGTGGTGGCTAACCTGCTGATGTTGAGCACAACGGCGCAGCCGATTGAGCAGGACGAGGCGGTGGCCGAGAAGCTGACGCAGACCTATGTGACGTACATGCCAGAGCCGGTCATCCGACAGGAAGAACCTGAGCGGGACATGAGCGCATGGACGGATGCGGCGGCGTACATCGCCAAGACCGTATACGGAGAGGCCATGGTGTGCGGAACAACAGAGCGGGCAGCGGTGGTGTGGTGCATTCTGAACCGAGCAGACGATGCACGGGATGCGACACCGGCGGGCGTGATTGCTGTGGTGACAAAGCCGTACCAGTTCCATGGATATGCAGCAGATTATCCGCTGCTGCCGGAGCTGGAGGAGCTGGCGCTGGATGTGATCGAACGGTGGCTGGACGAAAAGGACGGGAAGACTGACACCGGAAGAGTGCTGCCGAGGGAATACCTTTTCTTCACCGGCGACGGAGAACACAACCACTTCCGGACGGAGTGGGACGGCGGGCAAGTTTGGGACTGGAGCCTGCAAAGCCCGTATGAGGAGTGAGCGGATGGAACAGCTGAGCCTCTTCCCCGCTGCGCTGCGCGTGGGCGCATACACAGAGGAACACGGGCGGAGGCTTGCATGGGATGAGCTTCAGGTGGGCATGACCGTCATATATGACTGTTCCACGGAAAGCCACGAGTGGCTGATGGTTACAACCGTGGAAAAGATCATCCGGACACCGGACGATCTCAGGGTAATTCTGGATGGCGGAAGAAAGCAAAGACCGCTCATCAACCGCTGCCACATCGAAAGCGGAAGAACAAAGCTGTACCGGGAGGCAGGCGCATGAGAGAACGGGAAGCGCGGGAGATACCGGGGCTGCGGTATGAGACCTGCCGTGGCTGCGGGCTAAGATGGAACATCGCCAAAGGCCAAACGATACCAAAGGACGGATACCTCTGCCCACGCTGCCAGTGGGGGCGGACGATATACAAACAAAATGACAGGAGGAAATGAACATGAGCGACATCAAGGTAACACAGGCGGAGATCGACCTGCTGCTGAACAGCGCGGACGTGCAGGTACGCACGGAGTTCGGCAAGTGCACGGTGGTGACGGTGCGGCTGCGCAACGGCTTCATCCTGACGGAGAGCAGCGCGTGCGTAGACCCGGCCAACTACGACGCGGAGCTGGGCAAGAGACTGTGCTTGCAGCACATCGAGAACCGGCTGTGGGAGCTGGAGGGCTATGCCCTGCAGAAGAGGACGGACGAGGAGCGCGCTGCGAAGTGCAAGGCGGTGGAAGCGAAAACGCACGACTTTGGCTGGGCACTGAGCAAGCTGCGCTGCGGCTGGCCGGTTCGGCGCAGAGGCTGGAACGGCAAGGGCATTTTCATCAAGCTGCAGGTGCCGGATGAGCACAGCAAGATGACCAGCCCGTACATCTACATCGACACCACCGGCCTGCGCAGCAACAATCCGGATGCACCGCGCAGCTGCGTGCCGTGGCTGGCAAGCCAGACGGACATGCTGGCGGAGGACTGGGAGATCGCGGAGATGCAGCATGGATAATCTGAGCGCACAGCAGAAGTTGATGGGCAACATGCAGGCGACCTCTGCGGAGCTGCTGAGCGGAATTATGGAAGAACGCGGACGCGGATTTGCCAGTGACCGGGAGGCATGGGCGCAGCTGAAGGAAAACATCGAGAACGTGGAGAGCCGGATGAAGGCCATCAAGGACGTGCACAAAGATATGTGGAGCGCGGTGAAAGACCATAACGGCGACGCATTCTGCGCGCTGGCGGGCGAGTTCCAGCGCAGCGCGATCCTGCTGGCCATGGAGTGGACGAATGCCAGCGTGCTGGCAAACATCGCGGTGCTGCACGGGGAGGACGAATGATGACGAGAAGCGAATTACTGCACGCGGCGGAGGTCTGCGTGTGCGGGCAGAGAGAAGAAGACTACGGCACACCAGAGGACAACTTCCGTGTGATCGGGGAGTTGTGGGAGACCTACATCAAAGAAAAATGCGTCGGAGACCCGGCGGCGGAGGTTTGCATCGTGCCGGAGGATGTGGCGGCGCTGCTGGCGCTGCTGAAGATCGCACGCATTGCCACAGGACACGGCAAGAGCGACAACTGGGTAGACCTTGCGGGCTATGCGGCCTGCGGCGGAGAGCTGCAGAGCAGACCGGCGGTGTGCGGCAAATGAAACGGCTGACAGTGGACACCGACCTTTCCTTCTGCGACATTGCCAAGTGCGACTTCATCCCCGGCGGGAGCTTCTGCGAGGATGGACGATGCGATCAGCGGCGCTGCTACGAGAAGCTGCGTGAATACGAGCGCAGCGATCTGGATCCTGAGACGCTGCGAAAGGCACAGGGGCTGCTGAAGGAGCTGAAGGACGCGCGGCAGACCGTGGAGCTGATGGATGCCTGCGGCAAGCGGGTATGCAGCAGCGAGGAACACTGGGGCTGCCCATACGGCAACGAGGGCATGACAGACTGCGCGGTGCTGCTGGAGGCGGCCTATGAGGACACCATTGAAAAGCTGCTGGCGCTGAAGGAAACACTGGAGGGATAAGCGATGGCAAAGCAGAGCGGATACCTACAGAAGCTGGCGGCGCAGCAGGCTGTTCGGGATGAGAAGACCCGGCGCTTTACGCTGCAGCAGTGCAAGGACATGATGCTCATCACCATGCACGAAGACTTCGGCTGGGGCGAAGAGCGGCTGAAGAAGCTGAGCGACTGCTACGACCAGACCTTTATGACCTATGCGGAAATGTGCCTTGCGGATGCAAAGACCGACAAGCAGATATGGTTCACGCAGGGCAAGGTGGACGAGCGCCTGAAGAAGGCGTGCGGCAAATACTTTGTGCCGTGGGATGAACGATACAAATGATTTAGGAGGATGCCCCATGAATATCAGAAAGACCATCACAAGCGAGATCGAGTGGAACACCATCAAGAAGGCGCAGGCCGACGGGAAGCTGCAGGAGCTGCTGCAGGTGGGCGACGAGCTGGACATCACGCTGAAGACCGGCGAAGAGCTGACGGTGCAGGCCGTGGGCACCACGGAGCACGGTCTGATTTTCCTGCTGAAGGACTGCATGAAGGATGAACACGGGATGAACAAGCGCATGACCAACAAGGGCGGCTGGCGAGACAGCGAGATGCGGCTGTGGCTCAACGGAACCATCATCCACATGCTGCCGGACGAGCTGCGGGAGATGATCGTGCCGCGCCGCATCGTGCAGACCGTGGACGGCGAACGACTGGAGAGCGAGGACAAGCTGTGGCTGCCGTCGTTCACAGAGATGTTCGGCAAGGAAGGAGCGGAGGACTGGGCACCGGCGGACACCGACGAGACGCAGCTGGAGCTGTTCAGAACGGAACGCAGCCGCGTGAAAGAGAGACCGGGGAACGGTACATGGTGGTACTGGCTCCGCTCTCCGTATGGCAGCGGCTCCACGTATTTCTGCCATGTCTACAGCAACGGCGACGCCGACTACTACTACGCGAGCATTGCGTATGGCGTGGCCTTCGGCTTCTGCTTTTAATCCAGCATCTGAGACAATCCCGCAGCCTGTGTGCTGCGGGATGGAAGGGAGAGAACCATGTCGGTCTACAAATCCAAACGAGGCGAGAGCAGCGTGCAGTTCATCGAAACGGCAAGACAGCTGGAGGCACACACCTTCGCGTGCTGCATGAAGGCACCGAAGCGGTACGAGCGGTTTCTGACGGGACGCATCATGGAGCTGAGCAGCGAGGTGCATGACCGGGTACGGGCG